AATCACTAGACGCCGTCTAACAACCCCCGATCCTGGGGATCTCCTTTCATCGTGGCCCTACTCGGTTCTGTGCAACAGCAGCCCCCCCGCCATTACGGACGGAAACCTGCACGCTGAAGCCTAACCAACACCATGGTATACCTACCTCCCGCCTTAAAAGGGACGCTCGAAACTCAGAGCGAATTACAACCTGTGTCCAGGTCATCCAGGCTAAGGATTATACGTGTAAGTACGCCTTTCAGGTAACACCGCACGACTAATTGTCAATCCCCCCCGCGACGATCCGAAGATCACGGAGGCCAAGAAACCATTCCTTTCCTAGACGTCTGAAAACACTGTCATGCCGAACGCAGCACATGACTTCAAGACGTCGTCCTCTCTTTTACTGACGTAATCTGCAGGCAGAAAACGTACAGGTTGTTCCTTTCTACCGCTCGTCAACCTCAAAGACGCCAGATGAACAAGATAAGTCAATCTGGAATAGGGCTTCACAGCCCTATAGCGGTAGGTCCGACGTATGAAACCTACGGAAGGGTTCCATACGTCCCTCAACTTCCCTCCCTCCCGACCGTAAGTCCACTGGTGGAGCTTTAGAGCTTGAAGCTCGTCGGGATCTAAAGGTCTACGGACCGATAGAAGTGATGTGGAGACCACTTTGGGTGGCCCCGGTAGATCGGTGAAGTGCCGATTCCACATCGTTCGCTCCCTCACAAAGGCAGGATGCGAACTAGGATGTAATCCTAACTGGGAAGGAAGAAACCCCCATTTCTTACCGATGCGTGAGCGCACGAAGGCGCTTGTCCACTCATGATCCGCGGCGACAGCGCTTGCAGCGTGCAGCATCCCGCGGAAATCGGCAAGAAATCCACCTCTCCGAAGATGGCGTACCTCACGCCACCTTCCCCCCTTTCCTTTCAGGAACGCTGTCGAGTTGATCTCTGCTACGTTTCCTGACCTGATGGTCTTCATATCGTTCAACTGATACCCTGGCGGGTACGATGAAGCATCAAGGAAAACGGAGGTAGACACAAGGGTGTCATCTCCGTTGACAAGGATCTTGCCTTCTCTCCCGCCGAGCGCCCAAAGCGCTGCGAGATACGAGTGAAGACAAAGAAGGGGAAAAGAGAGGTAGCCTCCCATCATCTGTCCGTGCGATACCTCCACTTCCTCACCGGCGCAATCAACAAATGGCCGGAGTGACTGGTAAGCCCGAAGGCGAACCTGTCCTGGAACGTGGGCGCTCTTCCTCAGAAGTGCACCGAGTACCGCCTCTGTCACTTCGAGTGACAGGTTGTCTGTGGCGTTCACCAAGTCTACGGACGTTTGGTGACTAAAAGCACAGACAGATGATATTTTCTTCTCCGTCGGTGGTCCGACAAGAAGCCAGTCCTGGCGACGTAGGTGATCGTAAACGACCCTATGAAGCGGGCCGAGAATTTCGACGGTCTCGTCATAAATGACGAGAGGCCTACACTTCCCGGCTGACTGGACCTCCTTGTACCGGGCTCGAACTGGTTCTGAGACAGGAACTCCAGATCCATTCAAGCACTGACGACGGAAAGACTTTCCATTCCCAGCCCAGTAATGATCAGCACGGGGTGCGTTCATTCTGGCGGTAGCATTGGGTACATGTGACCAGACAAAGTCACCGTAATCCTTGTCCCAATTGTAATGGAAAATCTTAGAGACCTCACGACGCACGAAGCGGAGGTACTCAGAAGAGGGAGGGGGGGGGGAAGAGGTCGCGTTCTGCTGCCAAGCAGACCGCGAGGATGGAGTATGGAGACGGCAGCCAAGAGGTAGGCTGCGTTTCAGTGACGCGACGGAATGGGCAAAACCCCATCGCTCGTGTCTCCACATCCTTTGCAAACGGCAAAGACCATCGCCTTCCGGTCTCTGAGACCGAGGGAAAACGACTGTGGCCCTCTCCTTGCCCTGCAAAAGGAGAAAAGAGAGAAACTTGGACAAATCTTGTGATCTCAGATCCGGTAACTCAGAGTACGGCAAGCCGTATCTGATCCGAATAAGTCTGAGACCATTAGAAATGGTTTCTCTTGTGGCGCGTCCTGCAGCGAGGCAGGAGCGACACGTTTGAACCCCTGAACCAGTGTTGGGTTTAACAGGGGTAGCGGTGCACAGGTCCGAAGACTGTGTGCCAGAACGCATTTGGATAAGGTTTAAAGCCGTCCGAAAATGCGTGGTTCCTTT